CTGTTGAAGATGAGGGTATATCTGTGGAAGAAACTACAGAATTGCTTGATAGCTATATTGATAATGTTGAGACTGATCTCAGCAAAGATAGGCTAAAATCTAGTATGCGGGACCTATTTACTGAGGCGAATGCACTGGAAATAGCATGATCATTTTTAGAACACTACGTTATAAGAACCTATTATCATCTGGTAATAACTGGACTAAGATTAACTTTACTGATACTAAATCAACTCTTGTTGTTGGTCATAATGGTGCTGGTAAATCTACAATGTTGGATGCTCTATCCTTTTCATTGTTTGGTAAACCACACCGTAATATCGGCAAACCACAATTGGTCAATTCTATTAATAAGAAAGACTGTATTGTTGAAGTAGAATTTAGTATTGGTAAGTCAAACTTTAAAGTTATTCGTGGAGCAAAACCTAACATCTTTGAAATATGGAAAGATGGTGTTATGGTAAATCAAGCATCTCATGCTAGAGAATACCAAAAGATACTAGAACAAAATATTTTAAAGTTGAATCATAAATCTTTTCACCAGATTATTGTACTTGGTTCATCATCTTTTATTCCGTTTATGCAATTGACTTCTCAACATAGACGTGATGTTATTGAAGACCTTTTGGATATTAATATCTTTTCTAAGATGAATTCTATTATTAAAGAAAAGAATGCAATAATCAAAGACAAGATCCGTGAAGTAACTTATGAGATTGATCTATTAAAAGAAAAGATTGATCTACAGCGTAAGTATATTAGAGAAGTTGAGAACCTAAGTGGTGAGCAAATTAAAGATAAGGAAGATGAAGCTGTACTTGCTCAAGAAAGTATAGTTAATATCCAACTTTCAAATGCTATACTATCAAGAGATGTTTCTGAATTATCTGAGACACTTCAAGATGATCTTAAAAAAGCTAACGATAAGAAAACATCATTACTTCATTATCAAGCCACATTTAATCAACAGATTAAGACTGTTGTTAAAGAAGCAAAATTCTTTGAAGAGAACGAAAGTTGTCCTACTTGTGAACAGGATATTGATAATGATCTAAGAACATCTAAACTTGAATTGGCTAAAGGTAAAGCTGGTGAACTTAATACAGCACTATCTAAAGCCAATGATCAAGCTAGTGAAGTTGAAGAAACTCTTTCAAGCCTTAGTGATATTGCTAAGAAAGTTGCTGATAAGCAAAATGATATTAACAATAATAATAAAGAGATTAGCAGACTACAAACAACTATTACTAATCTATCTAAAGCTATTGATAATATTCGTGGCAAAGATGGTGATATTTCTATTGAAAAAGATAAACTTCAAGAATTAAATGATACACGTGAATCTTCCTTTGAGAGCCGCCTAGTATCAAACGAAACTCTTTCATACAATATTGCTATGAGTGAGATGCTTAAAGATACTGGTATTAAGACTAAAATTATCAAACAGTATCTACCTGTAATGAATAAGCTAGTGAATCAATATTTACAAACACTAGACTTCTTTGTTCATTTTAACTTGGATGAAAACTTCCAAGAGACTATTAGATCAAGACATCGTGACGAATTCTCATATGATTCATTCTCTGAGGGTGAGAAGCAACGTATTGATCTGGCACTACTCTTTACTTGGCGAATGATTGCTAAGATGAAGAATTCTGTAGCCACAAATCTATTGATCCTAGATGAGACTTTTGACTCAAGCTTAGATCATGAAGGTGTAGACAATCTGATGAAGATTATACATACACTCGGTGAAGAAACCAATGTCTTTGTTATCTCACATAAAGGTGAAATACTTGACGGAAAGTTTGAGAGGAAGATTGAATTCTTTAAAGAAAAAAACTTTAGCAAAATCAAATAAAATGCTTTACTTTTTCTTCCAATTGAACTATAATAACTATATTATAACATGGAGCCATTATTATGGAATTATCTGAAAACACACTATCCATCCTTAAAAACTATGCTGGTATTAATTCCAACATTGTTATTGATGCTGGTAATACTATTAAGACTATATCTGAAGCAAAGAATGTTATGTCTACTGCGGCAATCCGTGAAGATTTCCCACAACAGTTTGGCATATATGATCTGAATGAATTTCTAGGTGTGTTATCACTTGTTGATACACCTAACTTAAATTTCTCAGATGACTTTGTAACAGTAAGTGATTCGTCTGGTCGCAGTAAAGTAAAATACTTTTACTCAGATCCAGATATGTTAACTAAACCTGGCAAAGATGTAAAAATGCCTAATGCTGATGTTAACTTTGCTTTAGATGCTGACACTCTTAGTAGAATTAAACGTGCTGCAAGTACACTAGGTCATACTGATGTGTCTATTACTGGCAAAGATGGTGTTCTAAGTTTATCAATTATTGATAGTAAGAATGCAACTTGTAATGCATATACAATTGATATTGCAGGTGACTTTGATTCAACACCATTTAACTTTATACTTAATATTGCTAACTTGAAGATTATGCCAGGTGACTATGAAGTTGCTATATCTTCAAAACTAATCTCGCATTTCACCAATAAGGAATATGGTATTTCATATTGGATTGCACTTGATAAATCATCTACATACGGAGAATAAGATGACTAAAAAAAATAATGAACACGCTGAAACATATACACTTATGGCTCAGATTGGTCGTAGTACGGTTGCTGTAATTGATGCAGTAGTTCAACGTGGTGGTTTTCGTGGTGAAGAACTAAGTACAATTGGTACATTACGTGATCAATGTATTCAAGCTATATCCATATCAGAAGCATTTGAAGCTAATGATGCTTCTGAGAAAGAATAGGGTTTACAATCTTCCTTAACTATTATATAATGTATTTCTTGATATGGAGAATGTGAATGTCTAACGACTTTTTATGGGTAGAAAAATACAGACCAAAAACAATTGGTGAAACAATTCTACCTTCTGATTTAAAAGCTACTTTTCAAAAGATAGTTGAGACCGGTGAAGTTCCTAATATGCTCTTTACTGGCTCAGCTGGTCTTGGTAAAACAACTGTAGCAAAAGCCCTTTGTAATGAACTTGGTTTGGATTATATCCTAGTCAATGGTTCAGAAGAAGGCAATATAGAAACCTTACGTGGTAAGATCAAGCAGTTTGCATCATCTATATCATTGCAGGGTGGCTATAAAGTAGTTATCCTTGATGAGGCTGACTATCTAAACCCACAGTCAACACAACCTGCATTACGTGGTTTTATAGAAGAATTTTCTAATAACTGTAGGTTTATATTAACTTGTAACTTTAAGAATAGAATCATTGAGCCACTACATTCTCGGTGTGGTGTATATGAATTTAATACTTCCAAAAAAGATATGGCAGCACTAGCTGGTAACTTTATGGATAGACTAAAGAAAATCTTAGAAATAGAAAGTGTTGAATATAATGAAAAAGATGCGGCTGATATCATACTTAAATATGCTCCGGACTGGCGTAGAATACTTAATGAGGCACAACGCCATGGAAACAGCGGGATTCTTACTACTAATAGTAGGTTGGATGGTTCTGGTAACCAGTATGACGTTCTAATGACATACCTAAAAGGTAAAGATTTTAAGAAGATGCGCTCATGGGTTGTTAATAATATTGATGTAGATGCTTCTGCTATCTTCCGTGGTATCTATGACAACATGGCTAATACAGTATCTCCTCAATCTATACCACAACTGGTTCTTATTCTAGCTGATTATCAATATAAGAATGCCTTTGTTGCAGATCACGAATTAAATGTTGTTGCTTGTATGACTGAAGTAATGGCTAATGTGGAGTTTGCTTAATGGCTATTATATTTGATTTCGAAACACTTTCTACTGATCGTGTAAATGGTGTTGTTCTTAGTCTTGCTTTATTAGAATTTAATGAAGAACGCTTTACTGAGAAGACAGCTTATTCATATACCGAATTACTTGAAATGTCAAGATATATTAAGTTTGATGTAGCTGATCAAGTAAAGAATGGTAAACGTAAGATTGATCAAGATACCTTAGAATGGTGGGGTCAACAATCAGAGTCTGCTCAGAAACAACTTATTCCTAGTCAACATGATAAACCATTGGCTGATTTAATCCCTTGGATGAATAGTAATATAAATGGTTCTGTAAGTAAGGTTTACTCAAGAGGTAATACTTTTGATCCAATCTTTGTTGATTATATTGCATTACAATACCATCAAGTTGTACCTTGGCCTCATTGGTCTATTCGTGATACCAGATCCACAATTGATGGAATGGCTTGGGGTGCTGGTCTATCTAATGGGTTTGTACCAGAAGGTCTTGAAGAACAATTTGTCGCACATGATCCACAACATGATATTGTAATGGATGTTATGCGATTACAAACTTTAGCTATAGCGTTAGGATAGAAAATGAGTGAACTTGTATTATTTACAAAAGATCAGTGCATTTATTGTCACATCCTAAGAGAAAAGTTAGAAGACTGGGATATTGAATATAAAATATTAAACAATCACCCTTTACCAGATGGTCATAAAACATATCCACAACTTTATTATAAAGGTAAAGATGTACAAAAAGGTCCATCTACTGATGTAACAGCATCTAAATTATTAGATATGATGGAACATATTGATTGGCCAGGAATGGACGGAGGTATTGAAGATGAGCGCTAAAGGTTTAAGTCCATTTGATTATAGTAACTCTATAAACTTTTCTAAACTTGATATAATGATAGACGATATTGCTGAAAAGAAATATTCACCTTTCATGGTCAATCGTACACTTTCTTACTTTCCTGATACTGTAGCTGCAGCTAATGAGATGAATCGTCATCACCACCTAGATAGCAGACTACAATATTCTTTTCTTATAAATATCATTAGAAAACGAAAAAGGTTTTCTAAATGGGCTAAGGCTCAAACTGAAAGTGATATTGAATCTGTCAAAGAATATTATGGGTATAGTAATACAAAAGCCCGTCAAGCTTTGACTCTGTTATCACCTGAACAATTAACTATAATAAAGAATAAGGTGAATAAGGGTGGAAAAAGAAGAAATTAAAATTATAGAGTGGACACCCAAGCATATGCTTGAGATAACTCTAAATGAGCCAGATGACTTCCTAAAGATAAGGGAAACACTAACACGTATAGGCGTGGCTAGTAGAAAAGATAATAAACTATTTCAATCTTGTCATATCCTACATAAACAAGGTAGGTATTTCATTGTGCACTTTAAAGAGCTATTCTTACTAGATGGTAAGAAATCAAATCTTGAAGAAAATGATTTAGCAAGACGTAATACTATTGCAACATTAATGTCCGATTGGGGATTGGTTACTATAGTTTCTGGTCAAACAGTTGAGCCATTAGCACAATTAAGACAGATTAAAATAATTCCTTTTAAGGAAAAAGTAAAATGGGAACTGTGCCCAAAATATAACATTGGAAATAAGTAAATTTTGGACTAGAGATGCAGTCAACTTAGATATATCAAGCCGTTGCACTCTTGCTTGTCCTAATTGTGCTAGACAGAACATTAGTGATATTCCTGCTAATCTTATGTCTGAAGAAGAATTTGATAAGTATTTAAATTACTTTGATAGATTTATCTTTTGTGGACAAATATCAGATCCTATACTTCATCCTAAACTAGATATATTTTTAAGTAAGATTTATTCTGCTGGTAAAATGTGTAGTGTACATGTAGCTGCTAGTCATAAACCAGATGCCTATTTTATTAAGTGCTTTAAAGCACATCCAAAAGCTAACTGGTATTTTGGTATAGATGGCTTACCTAAGGATTCACATAAGTACCGAGTTAGACAAGATGGTGAAAAGTTATTTCGACTGATGTTGGAATCAAGAAAGTATATAGCTAAGTCAATATGGCAATATATTATATTTAAATATAATGAAAATGATATTGATACAGCTAAAGCTTTATGTGTAGAGCATGGTTTAGAAATGTCTCTTATAAAGTCTAATAGATGGTTTAAGGATGATCCTTTAAAACCTTCATCTACAGATAACTATTATATTAGAGCAAATACATGAGTAAAGAATGGCGACCACAATGTGTACTTAATACAGCAACAGGTAGGTCTTTCGGCTCAAGCGCAAAAGGGTATTTGACTCCATGTTGCTGGATTGACTTTTCCTTTTATAAAGATATAGAAGAACTAAGATTAGATGATCCTCAGCTAGTTAGTTTATTTGAAGAACATTTAAAAATAAAG